GCGTCGGTATCAATCTGGCCGTCACCATGCCGGTGTCCGGGGATGCGATAGATGTACTCGCCACAGTTGGGGCAGTAGGCATACTCGCGGTTCATATTCATGGTCTAGTCCTCCTTTTGTGGTCGGCGGCCCCATGCCGCCCTTGTTGATGCCAATATAGCTAGGGTTAGGGATAATGTCAACGGCTGGCGCAATATTTTCTGCATTTTTATTTCAAACAAATTCAGCACGTTGATACGTAGGAGCAAAAAATATTTTGCCGCCGCATGGTCCGCATGCGGACCTCGGGGCATGGACGTGTGCTGCCGCGCCTGTATCCTCGCCGCAAGACTCGTGGGGGCTGCTCCCGGCCCCCGGAAGGCCCAGGCATCGGCATGTCAGCCCTGGGCCGACGGACATACGGCCACCTCGCGGCCATGCGCTCCATGCGCTCCATCCAGCACGGACCTGGCTCCCGGCTGGATGCAGGGCCACCACGCCAGGGCTACGGACGGTACGGCCGATATATCACGGGTGGATACCACAGGCGCACGATGCGCCACCATAGCCGCACCACTCCCAGCCCTACGGGAGCCTGTCCCCCGCGTCTACACCACCCGCCGTCTGTATAGATAGGGTCCGTATACGGACCGCTCTGTATACCCACCGGCGTGGACCACGTGTAGGCTCTACCTGTCCAGCGCTGGCTAGGGTCGCTCCCGACACGGGGCGGGTCGCTCCCCCGCCCCTGCCAGCATCGCCACTAGGGGCAGCCGTAGAGAGCGCGGCCATGTGGACCAGATCGCATGGGTCGCACCAGCGCAAGCAGAGATCACACCCGCACCGCAGCTCAGCGTGGATATGACCGCGTCTGGCGCTCCGTCCGCGACGCCTATCTCAGAGAGCACCCCATCTGCGAGTCCACCGGATGCAATCGGCCCGCGCAGGTCGTCCACCACCTCCGGCCCGTCGAGGATGCGCCCGAGCTCCGGCTTGACGCCTCCAATCTCCAGGCCTGTTGCCGCGCCTGCCACGAGCGCCTGCACGGCAGGCAGGCCCATGCCCAGGGGTGCGACTCCCTAGGCTGGCCTACAGACCCCGCACACCCCTGGCGTGATGGGGGGCGTCAAAAGTCTGGCATTTCGCGCGGTAGACCGGCGGGGCCCATTTACACACAGTTTCCTGAAAAATCCGGGGTGAAACATGGGTAAGCGCGGCCCGACCCCGGCGAATAAACTCACTGTACTGGACCGACCGCTGGCGAAACGGTTGGACCCTCCTCAGGGTCTTACGCCAAGAGCACGCGCACTTTGGAAAACCATCGTCTCAAGCCTTCCGCCTGAGCACTTCAAGGCGACCGACGTTCCGTTGCTGACGGCCTACGTCGAGGCCGCAGATTTGGCGAAAAAAGCTGAGGCCGAGATTCGGAAGACCGGTCTCATTGTCGCGGGCGGGAATGGTGGGCGGAAGGCCAACCCGGCCGTAGCCATCAAGACTGCCCAGGCCGGGATCATGGCATCCCTGGCGACGAAGCTCGGGTTGTGCCGGTCATCGCGCCGTGGGACCGACAAGGACGCCAAGGAAACGCAGCCGAAGCCCAAGCGTGCCGGGCTGATGTTCCAGGGGTAGGCAATGGACAGGGCAGAACTTGTCATAGCCTTCCTGGAAACGCTCCTGGTGCCTGACGGTGCTGGCGTGGGCAAGCCCCTTGTGCTGCGCGAGTGGCAGAAGCGGATCATCCGCGCCGTATATGGACCGAGGGACAATCAGGGCTTGCTTGTCGCGCGTCAGGCCGTGTTGAGCATGGCTCGGAAGAACGGCAAGAGCGCCTTGGTTGCCGGTTTGTGCCTCGCGCACCTGTGCGGCCCGGAGGCGGTACGGAACGGGCAGCTCTACAGTGTGGCGTTCGACCGCGAACAGGCGGCCGTGCTGTTCAAGCGCATGACCGCGATGGTCTACATGGACGCGGAGCTTTCGGCGCGGCTGAACGTGGTGGAGAGCCGGAAGCGGATCGTTGACCCGGTGAGCGGGTCCGAGTTCACGGCGCTGTCCAGCGAGACGAAGGGCAAACACGGGAAAAGCTCTTCGTTCATCGCGTTTGACGAGCTGGCGCAGTTCGGAGCCGACCGCGAGCTTTACGACGTGATGATGACCAGCCGTGGCGCACATGCCGCTCCGCTTGTCTGGGTCATTTCCACTCAGGCCCCGGATGACCATGCCGTGCTGTCCGAGCTTGTGGACTACGGGAAGAAGGTCAACGCGGGCGAGATCGAGGATCCGACTTTCAAGGCGTTCATCTACGAGGTCGCGGCGGACGCGGACCCTTGGGATGAGACGCTTTGGCCCTTGGCAAACCCGGCCCTGGACGACTTTCGCAGTCTCGCCGAAATGCGGGATTTCGCGGCCAAGGCCCGGAACATGCCCAGCGCGGAAGCCAGCTTCCGTAACCTGTACCTGAATCAGCGCATCGACTCCTCGGCGCACTTCATCACCCCGAGCGTCTGGAAGGCCAACGGCGGTGAGGCGGACATGGAGCTGTTCGAGGGTGCGGAGTGCTTCGGCGGCTTGGACCTTTCGGCCAAAAACGACCTGACTGCCCTGGTTTTCGTGGTGCAGGACGCGGACGGAGTTTGGTCCGTGCTTCCCTGCTTCTGGACCCCTGCGGACAACATCCGTGAGCGCGAGGCGCGGGACCGCGTCCCGTACACCACCTGGGTCAAACAGGGGTTCCTGGAGGCCGTGCCGGGCAAGACCATCGACTACCGCTACGTCGCCAGGGCTCTGGCAGACTTCTGGGGCCGGTTCCACATCAAGGGCGTGAAGTTCGACCGCTGGCGCGTGTCCGACCTGCAGCGGGCGCTCCAGGAAGAAGGCGTTGACGCCTGGATCGACGGCCAGGACGAACCCCTTTCCGGCGGCCTGCGCCTTGTGCCGCACGGCCAGGGATTCCGCGACATGAACCCGGCAGTTGAGATCGTGGAAGACCTTTTGATCGAGGGCCGCATCCGGCACGGGATGCACCCGGTTCTGACCATGTGCGCCAGCAACACGCGGGTGCAGTCCGACCCGGCGGGCGGGCGCAAGTTCGACAAGCTCAAGAGCACCGGCCGCATCGACGGCATGGTCGCGCTGGCAATGGCCCTGAATGGAGCGGTGTCCGCCGTGTCCGAGCCGGTCGAGTGCGGCCTTGTGGACCTGTCCGACTACCTTGGGGGTGCGGCATGAAGTGGTTGAACCCCCGCACATGGTTCGGTGGCGGCCAGCCTCGGGCCGAGTACAGGGACGCGATTTCCGAGGAAAAGGCCATTGAGTTGATCGCTGGCGGCTACGGCGTCCCCACGGTCTCCGGTTTCGTGGTGAACGAGACGACTGCCATGCGCGTGAGCGTGGTCTACCGCTGCGTGTCGCTCATCGCCGGGACAATCGCCAGCCTGCCGTGCGAGATTTACCGCTGGAAGGACGGCAAGTCCGAGATCGCGGAAGACCATCCCGCGTTCCGGCTTCTGCATGACGAACCCAGTGCGCTCATGACCGCCAACACGTTCTGGAAAAACTTCCTGTGGGCGGCCTGTATGCGCGGCAACGGGTACGGGCTCATCGGGCGCACCAGCCTTGGTGCGCCTGTGTCCGTGTCCTGGGTTCATCCCACGGCCGTCACCCCGAAGCTCTCCCCGAACAAGACGCGGCTCTTCTATGACGTGCGGCTTGCGACCGGCGAGACGCGGACTTTCGATCAGGACGACGTGCTGCACTACCCGTTCATCGGCTGGGACGGCGAGGAAGGCCGCGCCCCGCTGGAGTGCGCCCGTGACGCCATCGGCCTTGCGGCCTCTGCCCAGGAATACAACGAGCGGTTTTTCTCCCAGGGCAACGCCAGTGAAATCAAGATGGAGTTCCCCGGCGCTCTCAAGGATGACCAGCTCAAGCGCATCATTGAGGTCTACGAGAAGACGCGCACAGGCCAGCGCGGAATGCGCCTGCCGCTCATCGCCACTGGCGGCGGCAAGATCGAGCGCATGGACTTCAACGCGGAAGATTCCCAGCTCATCGAGGCGCGAAACTTCCAGGTCGAAGACATCTGCCGCTTCTACGGCGTCCCGCCGCACATGGTGGGCCACACCTCGAAAACCACGTCCTGGGGCTCCGGCATCGAAGAGCAGACCCTTGGATTCGTGAAGTTCACCCTGCGCGACATCCTCAAGGGCGTTGAGCAGGAGGTGAACCGCAAGGTTCTGCGCTCCGGCCGCTTCTACTGCAAGTTCAACCTGGACGCCTTGCTCCGCGCCGACAGCAAGGGCCGTGCCGAGTTCTACAAGGCCGCCATCGGCGGCACCCAGAACCCCGGATTCATGACCGTGAACGAGGTCCGGGCGCTGGAAAACCTCTCGCCCCTGCCCGGCGGGGACACCCTCTTCGTGCCCAAGTCCAAGACAACGGACGAATCCAAGAAGGAGGCGGACAATGCCGCAGATTGAGAAGAAAAGCGCCCGTGCGCTCTTTGCCGAGGCGGAACACGCCGCTCTGGACCGGGCGAAGAACGGCCAGGCCCTTCGCCTGTCGCCTCCGGCGTCCAAGGATGAGGCCAAGGATGAGGCCACGATCTACCTGTACGACGCCATCGGAGGGTGGTTCGGGATCGCCGCCTCCGAGTTCGTTGGGGAACTGAACGGGATCAAGGCCAAGACCATTCATCTGCGCGTCAACTCGCCCGGCGGGTCCGTGTTCGATGCCGAGGCGATCCAGACCGCGATCCAGCAGCATCCCGCCAAAGTCATCGCCCACATCGACGGAATTGCGGCCAGCGCGGCCACGTACATCGCCACGGCCGCCGACGAGATCGAGGCGTCCGACGGCGCGTTCTGGATGATCCACAACGCGTGGGGCGTGGCAATCGGCGACAGCGCGGAAATGCGCTCCTACGCGGACATGCTGGACAAGCTCAGCGCCAATATCGCCAAGGACTACCAGCGCAAGACCGGCAAGAGCGCGGAACAGGTCAAGGAGTGGATGGACGCGGAAACGTGGTTCTCCGCCGCCGAAGCCTTGGAAGCCGGGTTTGTGGACCGCATTTACCCGGAAAAGTCGGAGAATTCCGGGGATTCCGAGGGGAAAGACTCTGATTCGCCTGAAAAGGCGTCGGATACCGCCAAAAGCGAGGCCGTGAACGGAGACGGCGGCAAGGCCGCCCGCGCCCGTGCCCTGGCCCTGCTTGAAGTGGGCTCGTAGCGGGGCGTCCCGCTTAACACGGCAAAGAAAGGAGACCCTTTATGCCGAGCATTCAGAACCTGCGGGAACAGAAGGCCGAAAAGGTCAAGGCCGCCCGCGAACTGTCCGACAAGGCCGACTTCACTCCCGAGGATCAGCAGAAGTTCGACGCGCTCATGGCCGAGGCCGAGGCCCTGGAAAAGCGCATCCAGAACGAGCTGGCCCTGAACAATCTGACCGACGCCAAGGACGCCGCCGCCTCGGCAGCCGGGGCCGCTTCTCCCGGCATGGACATCGTGCCCGGCCGCCAGGAGCGCGTTTACAAGAACCTGGGCGAACAGCTCATGGACGTGCGCGCCATGACCCTGGACAACGCCGATTCCCCCAAGGCCCGGGACCGCTTCCAGCAGGTGGTCAATGCCGCGTCCGGCGCTACCACCGGCATCGACTCCGAGGGCGGCTATCTGGTGGAGACGGACAAGTCCAAGTCCATCATCACCACGGCCATCGAAACCGGCGTCCTGTCCAGCCGCTGCACGCGCCAGCCCATCGGGGCCAATGCGGACAGCTTCAGCTACATGGCCGCCGACGACCGCGACCGCTCCACCGGCAAGCGCAACGGCATCCAGGTCTACCGCAAGTCCGAAGTCGCCACGATGGCCTCCAGCGGCAAGGTCACGCTCAAGGAGCGGGAGCTGCGCGTCGAGGACATGTACGGCCTGGTCTACGTGTCGAACCGGATGCTCCGGGACGCCGTGGCCCTGGCCGAGTACGCCAAGCGCTGCCTGCGGGAATCCCTGTCTGAGACCCTGGACAAGGAAATCTTCCAGGGCAACGGCGTGGGCCAGTGCCTGGGCATCATGAACTCCGCCTGCCCCGTGACCGTCAACGCCGAATCCCGCCAGACCGCCGACCCCATCAACGCCCCCAACGTGGTGAAGATGCTGGCCCGGTTCAAGGGCGACATCACCAAGGCCGCGTGGTTCGTGAACCAGGACTGTCTGCCGCAGTTCCCGCTCATGACCGTGGGCAACCAGCCGATCTTCATCCCCGGCGGGAGCTTCGCCAACGCGCCCTTCGGCTCTCTGTTCGGCCGCCCCATCGTGCCCATCGAGCTCTGCAAGACCATCGGCGACAAGGGCGACATCATCCTGGCCGATTTCAGCCAGTACCTGCTGGTTGAGAAGGGCGGCGTGGAAGAGGCCGAGTCCATGCACGTCAAGTTCCTCACCGATGAAATGGCCTACCGCTTCATCGAGCGGAACAACGGCCAGCCCATGCACGACTCCCCCATCACCCCGATGAACGGCAGCAACACCCTGTCTCCGTTCGTCATGCTGGCCGCCCGCTAGGCTGCGAAGGAGAGATGCGACAATGAAGAACCTCATTGAGAACACCCAGGTCGTGGAAGCCGTTCACCCGCAGACCGGCGGGAGCGCCATCACCGGAGATTACATCTCCATGAAGAAGGCCGGGCACGTCACGGTGCTCTGCCACATCAACCAGGGCGCTGCCGACACCATCGCCATCACCCTGGAGCAGGCCACCGCCGTTGCCGGAACCGGCTCCAAGCCCATCGCGACCGACGTCCCGATCTTCCTGGTCGCCGATGCCGCGACCTCCGACCTCTGGGTCCGGCAGACGGACGGCGTGGCCTACACCACTTCGGCCGCCACGAAGCACAAGCTCGTGGCCTTCGAGGTGGACGCCGAAGACCTGGACGTGGCGGGCGGCTTCGACTGCCTGACGGTCAAGTTCGGGGCTTCCAGCGCGTCCAACCTCGTGTCCGCGCAGTACGTGTGCTCGAAGCTGCGCTACGGCCCCGTCTCGATGATCGCGGACTAGGGGCATGGTCATGGAAGTCCGACTTCTGACCCGTTGGGGGTCCAGGCTGCAAGGCGACATCGTGTCCGTTTCCGACGCGCGGGCCAAGGCGCTGGAAGAGGCTGGATTCGCCAGGATTATCGGCACGCCTGCCCCCGCCGCCGAGCCGGTGAAGGAAGAGGCCAAGCCTGATCCACAGGCCCAGGGCAGTGACCTTGAGGACATCAAGGCCAAGCTGGACGCGCTGGGCGTGTCCTACAGCCCGAGGATCGGGCTGGAGAAGGCCCAGGCCAAGCTGGCCGAGGTCATGGCCGGAAAGTGAACAAACCAGCCCCCGGCCTGGGGCGACTCGGGCCGGGGGCTATGCCGGAAGCCATGAAGAAAACCCTTGTAGTCATGGGCAGTGCGCCCGAACTCCTGGCGGATTTGGTCCGCCTCGGGCGTATTTCCGCCGACTTCATGGCCGTGAACCGCACCGGATTTCGTTTTCTGCGCCCGCTCAAGTGGTGGTGCTCGTATCACCCAGACGCTTGGGTCCGCGAGGGGTGGCACGAAAAACGCCGGAAGGCCGGTGGAAACATGGACTTCACCGCCGTGATCCACGCCCCATGCTTCAAGCTCGAATCCTCCGGGTTCCCGGTGGAAGTCTGCTCCGGCCCTCGCCTGACCGGCTCCAGCTCTCTGTTCGGCGTGTTGTTCGGCCTTGCCCGGGGATACCGGCGCGTCATCGTGGCCGGGGCTCCGCTGGACCACCCTGACTACGCCTATTTCCGCGAAGGCTGGCGCATGCAGTCCGACGTGCTGCGCGGCCGTGTTTCCTCCCTCTCCGGCTGGACAAAAACTTTTCTGGAGGGCCTGGACAATGGCGCTGCGACTCATTGAGGCCCCTGTCGCGTGGCCGGTGACGCTGGCCGAGATCAAGGCCCACTGCCGCATTTCCGGGAGCGCGGAAGACGCCTTGCTGGGCGCTCTTCTGGCCGCCGCCACGGAACAGGCCGGAGCCATGACGCGCCGCCAGCTTGTGACTGCCACCTGGGGGCTTGCCCTGGATCGCTTCCCGTCCGGCATGAACCGCGCCGCCGCCATCGAAATCCCGTTGCCGCCGCTCCAGTCCGTCGACTCCATCACCTACGTGGACGCGGACGGCGTGGGCCAGACCATGCTTTCCGGTGCCTACGTGGTGGACCTGGACAGCGAGCCCGGCCTTGTCTTCCCGGCGCATGACACGGAATGGCCGGACACGCTGGAGGGCAAGCCCAACGCCGTGACGCTGACCTTCACCGCCGGTTGGGAGATGGACGCATCTACAAGCCCGGCGGCCTGGACCGGCCCGGACAGCATCAATACGTGGATCAAGACGCTGGAGCAGGTCGCTTCGGCCAACCTCCTTGGCGAGTTGCCGCATTCCTTCGTGAACTGCCTCCTGGACGCCTGGACCATTCCGGCTGGGGTGTGACGATGCGCGCCGGTAGACTTCGCCACCTCATCACCATTCAGCACCAAGTCGCCACCACGGGCGAGCTTGGAGAGCCAGCCGTGGCCTGGACCGATTTCGCGTCCGACGTGTGGGCCGATGTGCGCCCTGTGTCCGGCCGGGCTTACATGGAAGCCAAACAGGCGCAGTCCGAGGTCTCCCACAAGGTGAGCATCCGGTTCCTGTCCGGGGTCAAGGCGGACATGCGCGTGGTCTTCGAGGGCCGCGTGTTTCAGATCGAGGCCGTGCTTGATTTCGAGGAGCGGCACAAGGAAATGCAGCTTCTGTGCGTCGAGAGGTCCGGCGATGGGCAGAACTAGGACCAGCGGGCTTGTTCGCGCCGAAGTGGAAGTGCGCTTCCCCGAGAACGTTGACTTCACCGCGCTCAACTCGCGCATCGAATCCCATATCGACAGGATCGCCCTGGACGTTGCCCACGAGGCCCGGTCGAGCACGGCGTTCAAGGATCGCACCGGCAACCTGCGCAAGTCCATCAAGGTGTTGCGGCGCAAGGACGCCGACGGCGAGACGGCGCACATCGTCGCGGCCACGTCCCCGCATTCCCATCTCGTTGAGTTCGGCACCCAGGGGCCGCGCAAGGCCACCAAAAGCAAGAAAATGCCCCTGGACGGCATCTACGACGGCAAGGGCCGCCTCATGTTCGCGGAAGTTGTCGGGCCTATGCCCGCCAGTCCGTTCCTGCGCCCCGCCCTGGAAAAGGTCATCGCCAGAGAGGCGGCAAGCGTCATGACTGGAGGTGGAGACTGATGGACGCGCTCGTGACGGCCATCAACGCCAGGCTCAAGGCGCAACTGGGATATTCGGCGCACTTCACGGAAGCCCCGGAAGGAACGGCCCTGCCGTACCTCGTTCTGACCATCGTGAGCGAGGTGCCGTCCTACACATTCACCAGCACAAATGAACGCACCGTCATTCAGTTCGACATGTACTCGGCCAGCAAGACGGACGCCCTGTCCAGGGCGAAGGCCCTCAAGGCGGCGATGGACGATTGCGTGCTGGCAGTGACTGGATACCGCTTTGGAAAATTCGAACGTGAGCTTTCCCAGCCGCTGAAAGACGGGGACGCGTGGCGCGTCATCGTCCAGTACGCGGCGGAACTTCAGAAAATCTAAGGAG